CAGGTCGAGGCGAAGCTAAAGAAAGAACCCGGTTATGCCGGCAATCCGCATGCGATCTACGGCACGCTCAACAAGGCCAAGCTGATGCACGGCAACAAGCCGACCAAAAAGGGTCTGCAGAAAGGGTCGACTAAGCCCCGTTGACACCGTCCCAGAACCCTCGGTCGGGCCACCCGCCGTTATGGGCGATGCGCTCGGCGTGGATCAGCCGACCGCTGTAGACCGCGACATTGAACCGCGACAGGCACCGGCAGCACTCGATATTGACCGACATCCCGCCGGCCGGCCCGCGCCGGAACTGGTGATAGCCGCAATCGGGGCAGGTATTCTTGGCGAGCGGCCCCAGGCCCGGCTCGATCACCGCTAGATGCCGATAATGGTGTTGAGCCGCTTCTGCGCCGTCTCGGCGGCCTGGAGAGCCTCCTCCAGGCCATCGGTGACCACTTCATTATCGTCGTCGCCCTCGACCATCGGCAGCTTCGCCCAGGCCTCCCTGAGCGCCATCATCGCGGTATCGACCCGCACCTTGATCGCTATCGCCTGATCCTTGGTCATGGGAGCCTCCCTGATGGTGATCGAGATCCTCTTGGTCGTTGACCTCTTCCTGTGGTTCCTGGCGCTCCTGCCGGTGCCCCAGGCGACGCAATTTACCTGGGCGAGTGGTTGGCTGGCGTGGATCGCCGCCGTGCTCCTGGCGCTCTTCCTCTTTATCCCCGGTCTGCGCTGATCTCCTTCTGCAGGTACAGCTTTAGCTCGGTCAGCGCCGCCGCATGGCCCTCCAGCGCTTGCGAGCGGGTCGCGTAGCGCTCTGAGGCCCAATCCGTGTCGAGCGAGCCGTAATCGTTAAAGACCATCGTCTCGTAGAGCTGCGGTGGCTCATCGTTGCCGAGCAATCGCCCGACACTGTGATCGAGACCGAGAAAGACGGTCGAGACCCAGTGGCCGTCTTCCAGCTCGTCCCGCGCGACCTGGCGCGAGCCGTCCCGATAGGTGCGCTCGAACCACGTAGCCCATTTGAAGAGATCCGGCTCGGGCACCGGATTGCCATCGGCATCGAGGACATAGCGGCCCATCCGGTTGTCGCGGTCGTGCCCTTCAAAAGGATTGTCGTCGTCATCCGGCATCGACTGGCTCGATGGTATTCCAGGCGCAGCGCGTGTCGCTGCCCTGGTTGGTCAGCTCCAGCGCCATGATCGTCTGCAGCAGCTCGGCGACCTCGCGTGCGTGAGCGTCATCCCTGGCGATGACAATCTGGTCGAAGCTGGCGACAAAATGGATGCGGTAGCGCTTCGTTGCCATACAGCTTCCCCAGGTTTGTTGCAGTCATGTTGCTCTCACCAACGGGGGCCAGCAAGACCCGATTAACCGTGTCCCGCGACAATTACCGAGAATGCCGATGAGTACTCCGGTTGCCGGCGCGCTCGCGGTCACGCCGCTCTATACCGTGCCGGCAACCGATCAGATGGTCTGGTGGGATGACACCGGCCAGACCTGGCAGGGTCTGGGGTCGGGTGGCGTTCCTGGCGGCTCCTATCTGCCGCTCACGGGCGGCACGATCACCGGCAACCTGACCGTCACCGGCACGACCGCGCTGCAGGTCGCGACAGCGGCAACACCGCCGACCGCCGACAATTCGACGCGGATCGCGACAACCGCCTTTGTCAAGGCCCAGGGCTATGTCACGTCGAGCGGCGTGACCAGCATCACCGCCGGGACCGGGCTGACCGGCGGCACGATCACCGCGACCGGCGCCATCGCGCTCAGCGTGCCGGTGAGCATCGCCAATGGCGGGACGAGCGCGACGACGGCGTCAGGTGCGCTGACCAGTCTGGGCGCGGCCCCCATCGCCAACCCGAGCTTTACCGGCAACATCACTGAGAGCGGAGCCTACTTTTATCTGCTGGGTGCCACCGGCACGATCAACGGCACCAGCACCGGACCCTTTGTTTTTGGCGATCAGAACAGCATCGCGCTGCACCTGGGGACCGGCGCGACCCCAAATTTTCTATTCCAGAACAACGCCGGGGCCAACGTCGGCTCGCTCACGGCAGCGGGCGTGCTGAACGTCACGAGTGGCTTTAGCGTCAACAGCCGCAACGTCACGCCGGGTCAAATCGGCCTCAACCGTGCCTTCCCCAATACCGTTCCTGCCGCCGGCAATAACGGCATGATGGGGCTTGGCTACACCTTTACCCCGCAATCGAGCGGTCGGTTGCTCGTGGTCATCAGCGGCTCGATGTCGATCACCGCCAACACCGGCGGCACGATCAACCTGATGTACGGGACGGGGACCGCCCCGGTGCGCGGCGCGGCGCAGACCGGCACGGCGGCGGCGCAACTGCAGGCCCAGCCTGGTTTCGCCAGTGCCCAGGTTCCGGCCCCGCTCATTGCCATCCTCACCGGCCTCACCATCGGCACGGCCTACTGGTTTGATGTCTGGATCGGCACCAGCACCGGCACCTCGACCTATTTTGGTCTGAGCTACGCCTTTCTTGAGGTCTGAGGATGACGGATTACAGCGATGTTCCGCAGGCCCATATCCTCTGGGAGGAGCGTGAGACCGTCGTCCGGGCGATGGACATGCTCGACAATGATGGCTGGCTCGCCAGTCTCACGGTCAACCCGGCCCCCGGCGCACCGGGGATGGCCGCGACGACGACCATGCAGCCGCCGACACCACCCAATGTCGTCGCCATGATCACCAATGTGCTGCGCGACCGGCTGCGCGATATCGATGCTCAACTCGCCGACCTTGGTGTGACCGACACGCCGCCCATGGCCGATACCAAACCGAGAATTGCCCCGCGATAACCCCGACAACAACTACACGCTGCCCCATAACGGGTGGCGGCCCAGACCCTACCAGCAGGATCTGTGGAACTATCTGGAGCGGGGCGGCAAGCGCGCCGTGGCGATCTGGCATCGCCGCGCCGGCAAGGACGAGGTCTGCCTGCACTGGACCGCCAGCGCCGCGCATATGCGGGTCGGCGTCTACTGGCACATGCTGCCCGAGGCCAACCAGGCGCGCAAAGCCGTGTGGGACGCGGTCAATCCGCACACCGGCAAGCGCCGGATCAACGAGGCCTTCCCCCAGGGTCTGCGCGAGAGCACACGCGAGACCGACATGGCGATCCGCTTCCGTAACGGCTCGCTCTGGCAGCTCGTCGGCAGCGACAACTACAACAGCCTGGTCGGCTCGCCGCCGGTCGGTGTGGTGTTCTCGGAGTTTGCCCTGGCCGACCCCAGCGCGTGGGGCTATCTGCGGCCCATCCTGGCCGAGAATGGCGGCTGGGCGCTCTTTATCACCACGCCCCGAGGCCGCAACCACGCCTCGACCTTTTACGAGGCCGCGCGCCAGGACAAACACTGGTTTGCCGAGCAGCTCCCGGCAACCGAGACCCCGGTCTTCACCGCCGCGCAACTGGAGATCGAGCACCGCGAGCTGCTCCGCGAATACGGTCCCGACGATGGCGAGGCGCGCTATCGGCAGGAATACCTGGTCTCGTTCGATGCCGGCGTCATGGGCAGCTACTACGGCACGCTGATGGAGGCGGCCGAGAAGGAACGCCGCATCACCCGCGTGATGCACGAGCCGACGCTGCCGGTTCACACCGCCTGGGATCTCGGCATTGGCGACGCCACCGCGATCTGGTGCGTTCAGCTCGTCGGCCAAGAGGTGCGGCTGATCGACTACATCGAGAACTCGGGCGTCGGTCTCGACTGGTATGTCCGCGAGCTGGACAAGCGACCCTGGAAATGGGGCGATCACGCCCTGCCGCACGATGCCGAGGCGCGCGAGCTGGGCACCGGCCGCAGCCGCCTGGAGACCCTGCGCAGCCTCGGCCTCGGCCGCGCCATGATCGTTTCCAGGCAGAGCATCGAGGACGGGATCAACGCGACGCGGATGATGCTGCCACGCTGCTTTTTTGACGCCGACAAATGCGCGCGGGGCGTCTCGGCGCTGCAGAATTACCGGCGCTCGTGGAACGAGGCCCTGCGCACCTACTCAGACCGGCCGCTGCACGACTGGACAAGCCACGCCGCCGATGCGCTGCGCTACCTGGCGCTCGCCAACCTGCGCAACGCCGGCATGACCCGAGCGATCAAGTATCCCGATCTCGCCGTGGTTTAAAGGACGGGACGAAAGAAACGAAAGAACCCCTGAATGAAGGGAGAACGCGCATGAGCGACTTCGCCCAGCTGCAGCAGGATGCCCGCCTCCACACGCCGCTCCCGGTCAATACCACCGCGCCGGCCCTGGCGGGGAGCGGCAAGTGCGGCCAGGAGCTGAGCGTGACCAATGGCAACTGGAACAACATGGGCGAGTGGGCCGTCCAGCCCAACGGCTACAGCTATCAGTGGCGCGCTGCGGCCGTCGCGCTGCCCGGCGCGACCCGCAGCACCTACACGCCAAAAACCGCCGATATCGCCGCCGCCGTCGATTGCATCGTGACCGCGCGAAATATCGCTGGCGCAACCGCCGGCCCGGCGAGCAACGCAATCACGATCACCGCTTCGTAGAGGAGGAGAGCATGAGTGACTTTGCGCGCGTGATGGAAATGGCCCTGGCCGGTGGCGCAGCGCCCGAGGATATCAGCGGCAAGCCGCCGCCGTCGCTCGCCGAGGCCCAGGCCGCCGCCGAGGCCGAGGCCGCCAAGGCGCAGCCGCACCAGGGTGAGCACGCCAAGGCGCAGCAGCAGCCGCCACAGGCCGAGCACCAGGCCCGCGAGAAGAAATGAGCCAGCACGACGCCGTTCTCTACCGCGAGCTAAAAGGCCGGGTCGAGCGGCTGGAGACCGTGATCGAGGCGTTGCAGGTCGAGAAGGAGCTGCGCGCCGAGATCACGACGCTCAAGATGCGGCTGGGCGGCCTGCAGGCGCAGATCAACAGCCTGCGCGCGCTGACCGGCCGCTCGCCTATCGAACCGCCGCCTGACGCGCCGGCCAGCACCGAGGCGCAAGACGATGCCGCTCGACAGTAGCGAGCCGTTCCCCAGCTCGACCGACTACATTCGGCGCGCCAAGCGGCGCGACCCCAAACGGACGATGCCGGCCAACGAGCTAAAGGACATCGTGCGGCGTGAGCTGAACCAGGCGATTGGCGCGGAAAACGGCAAGCTCGCCAACGAGCGCCAGGAGCTGCTGAAGTATTACCAGGGCCAGGAGTTTGCCGACCCGCCGCCGGGGCAGAACCGCAGCAAGGTCGTCATGCTGACGGTGCTGGAGACGGTCGAGTGGGTGTTGCCGGCGCTGCTGCGGATCTTTACCGCCAGCGACACGATTGCCGAGCTGGCTCCGATCCGCACGACGATGACGCCACCGCCGACCGCGCCAGGGATGCCGCCGCCGCTCGATCCCGAGGAGGCCGCGCGCCAGGCGACGGTCTATGTCAACCATGTCTTTAACGTCGACAATGACGGGTTTTTGCTGCTGCACGACTGGTTCAAGGATGGGCTGCTGCAGAAGGTCGGCTGGATCAAGCGCTGGTGGAGCGAGGAGCGTATCCGCGAGACCAACAGCTTTACGGGCCTCACCGAGGATGAATACGCGGCCAAGCTGCGCGACCTCAACCACCCCAACAGCAGCGCCGAGGTCGAGGTGCTGGAGCAGCGCTCCTACCCGGCCCCGACCGCCTCGGGGATGGGCGAGGACGCGCCGCAGCCGGTCCCGCCGCCGCTGCCGGGTCAGCCGCCAGCGCCGCCGATGACGCTCTACGACTGCAAGATCCGCGTGACCCGCAAGCAGGGCCGGATCAGGATCTGCAGCGTCCCGCCCGAGGAGATCCTCTTTAGCCGGCGCTCGACACGCGAGGAGATCCCCTTTCTCTGCCACCGTTCGCCGGTCACCCAGACCCAGCTCCTGCAGGAGGGTTTTGACCGGGACTGCCTCGATGCCGTCCAGTGGAACGACATCGATGACTACAACCCCGAGCGTCTGCAGCGGTTTCTGCCAGACGACGACATGCCCTACACCAACGACCGCACCGACCCGCCGATGGCGCGCTACTGGCGGGAAGAAAACTATGTGATGGCCGACTATGACGGCGACGGCATCGCCGAGCTGCTCAAGGTCACGACCGTCAACCGCGCCGCCGTCATCCTGACCAAGGACGGCAAGCCCGACATCGAGGAGGTGGACGAGATCCCGTTCGACTACCTCTGCCCGGTGCCGATGCCGCACAAGCTGGTCGGGATGAGCGTCGCCGACCTGGTCATGGATCTGCAGCGGATCAAGTCGACGCTGATCCGCCAGATGCTCGACAACATCTACCTGACCAACAACCCGCGTCATCTTGTGGTCGAGGGCGCGGCGACCGACGAGACCTACGAGGATCTGCTGCAGTCGAAGCCGGGCGGCATCGTCCGCGCCCGCCAGGCCGATGGCGTCGTGCCCCTGGTCACGCCCTTTGTCGCGGAGAAGGCCCAGGGCCTGGTCGAGTACATGGATCAGACCGCCGAGGTCCGCACCGGCATCAGCCGGCACAACCAGGGCCTCGATCCCGATGCCCTCAACAAGACCGCGACCGGCGTCAACCTCATCCAGCAGGCCGCCGCGCAGCGCGTCGAGCTGATCGCCAGGATCTTCGCCTTCTCGGTCCAGAAGATGGTTCGCGGTGTTCTTGGCCTGGTGAAAAAGCACGCCCAGCAGGAGCGTATCATTCGCGTATCGGGCGCGCCGCTGCAGACCGACCCGGCGCAGTGGAAGAACGACATGCAGGTCACGGTCTCGGTCGGTCTGGGCACCGGCAACCGCGACCAGATCATGTCGCACCTGATGGCCCTGCTCAACGTCCAGCAGCAGATCGTTATGGGCCAGCAGGGCATGTCGGGACCGCTGGTCTATGCCAAAAACATCTACGACACGGTCACCAAGCTCTCCGAGAACGCCGGGTTCAAATCGAACTGGGCCGTCACCGACCCGACCGTCCCGCCGCCACCCAGCATCACCGGCCCGCCGCAGCCGCCCAAGCCCGACCCGCAGGCCGCCGCGATCCAGGCCCAGGTGCAGGGCGAGCTGCAGATCCAGCAGCAAAAGAACCAGAGCGACGCTCAGCTTAACGAGCAGAAGGCCGGGCATCAGCAGCAGCTCGCCGGTCTCAAGGCGCAGCAGGAGATGACGATCAACCAGCAGCAGCTCGGCCAGCAGAAGGAGCTTGCCAGCCAGAAGCTGGAGCACGACTTCGCCATCCAGCAGTTGAAGGCCAACAACGACATGGAGATCGAGCGCGTGCGCGCCGCCAACGACCTGGCGGTCGAGCGGCTCAAGGCCGACAACGCGCACCAGCTCGCGATGCACCAGGCGAGCCTCAGGCCCCAGCCCCAGGCCGGCGCATGATTTGTTCCTGCCGGATAACCGGCCGATTTAACGGCATTGAAATTTGCCCCGACTGCGGCGGGACCGGGATCGCGCACTGCTGCGAGGGCCTGCGGAGTGACGGCGACGAGAGAATGATGCAGCCCTCGGTTTCATCCTGTCCGCTGGTTGCTGAGAACCCGCCGCCGCCGTCCGCAAACGTGCCACAACGTTGATGGTGCCGCCAACAATGTGGGAACCGCTGCGAAAGTTTTTGTACGGGCCGCCGCCAGGGCCGCTGACGCCAACACCGCCGCCCTACGATCCGCAACATGAGCCGCCGCCGCTCGGCGATATCATCCGGCGCGGCGCGGCGGGTGTGCGTCTCTTAGGCGACCCGACCCTGGCCGAGGCCTTCCACGAGATCCGCGTCGAGATCTACCAGTCCTTTGTCGGTAGCAAGCCGGGCGAGACGGTCAAGCGCGAGGAGGCCTACCGCATGCTCCAGGCCC